GTTTTTTCCAACGTGTAGTAAATCCCAAGGAATAACATCGCGGGAATCACTACCATGGCCGTTAGCAATACGGAGGGCAAGAGTAAGAGCATAATCGTTGCGATATACAGGGGCGATAAAATGATGAATGTTGGCGTAGTGTTCATAGTTCTTTTGTACCATTTCTAAACATTTAAATATTTGCTCTGCACGAGTAGACTTGCGGAACTTCACAACAGTAGCCCATAGTGTTTCATAGCTATATGCGCTCAATAGCTCTTGTGGGGCGCCAACGTTCATTAAGAAATTAGTTCTATCGTGACAGCAAAAGTCTGTGTCAATATCAAATAAGGTTAGTAGTTTGTCTGAGTTGATGATATAGTCTACATCCACCAATATTGTTTCATCATACGGGCTAAGCTCGTAAGCCATATAGCGACCTTTATTGATCCACATTCCCCAGTCACGAAAGTTATTCTTATCCGGCGTAATCTTTACTACTTTATCCCAAAGCTCATATTCGTCTGCGGGTATAGAATCATCATCTGTTACTAATGTAACAGGCAGCTTTAAGAAATGCTCAACACGCTTTGCAGTATGCTTAGCCATATCATAGTAATTGTATTTAGGACTATTGAAGGCAAATAGTATTACGCCGCGAGTCATCTTTTGCTTTCTAGCTCTTTCCACTCATTATACCAGTCAGACATAACACTACGATAGACTCCCTTTAAGCTAGATAATAGTTTGCTGCGGTCTACTAACACCGGATTGTCAAAGGTATCCATAAGAATAAGTTTATCGTCACCGCCGTTCGGCATTACTGTTAAAAATGCAATAGTTTCTTGGTCAGCACGCCATAGACCACCCTGCTCTGCTACTAACAGTTTAGCGTTGTACTTTTCTTTTAGATAATCTTTTGCTGAGTTGTGAGCAAAACGAGCTTTTGCGTCGGTAATTAAGGTCTTAGTATCCATCATGAACTCCTATGAGTATTTAGATGGATACCCCTATGTAATTAAAAAAGTTAAGAGCCGGTTACTGTACCGGACAATGTAATTGCGCCCCATGTATTAGCAATGTTAGTAACAGAAGGCGGAGTAATCGTCATTGTAGTTGCTGAACCCAATGCAACTACAAGACCATCAGGAACTTCGTCCCAAATAGTGTAGATAGTGATTACTGAGCCAGCATCTCCGTTAGCACCCTGTGTACCATTACTTACAGCAATGAAACGAATGAATGATGATAGATAACCGCTTGGACCTGTACTTGCAGTCTGCGTGAACACAGTAGCATTAGATGTAGTCAACGCATAGTATCCAGTATTTGTAGCAATAGTGGGAGCGTTTCCGCCCCCGCCTATTTTAGTAATACCGTTATATGATGTTCCTGCAATAGATACTGAACCCGATGTAGGGGAAGACATAACTACTGTGCCTACATTACTTGCAAGATTGTTAAACAATAAATCGATGCCAGAAGCGCCTGGATGTGATACTGTCATCTTGATTTGGCCACCGGCATTAAAGAAGTAACGTGCTGCATTACCACTAGCAAAAGTAGCAGTGTGAGTAAATGTCAACTGATTTGACCAAGTAGAACCTCTAGTAGCAGTGTTTGAAGTTGTTGATCCTTGTGCAGTTGCATTTAATCTGTTGGTATAGATAGTTGTCAAGTTAGTAGGAATGGCTGCATTGTAAGTAATAGTCCCGCCGGCAACCGGAACAGAAACACTTGTAATACTAGAGCCTTGATGTGATGCTGCACTAGCTGTATTAGATACTAGTGATGACCATTGAGTACTAGCTAGGATGTTAGTCCCAGCAGTAACGTTGCTCACAGCAGTTTGACCATAACCAGCATTAGTGCCGCCGGTTGCCCAAGTTGCATTTAAAGTGTTAGCAGTAGTAGTAGGATTTCCTCCCACTAACGTATTGAAATCTGCTGCCTGAATTGTGCCAAATTGTGCGTAGGTCATTCTAAATCCTTATCTCACTGTGACTACAGCTTCTACTGAGCCTTCATCATCAGTGTATTTATCAATAAGCGCCCTACCTACGGTGTTGAAAGCGTTAGCTTCCCCTAATTTAGCTGCACGGGCTCTACCTTGACCGGCGCTTACTAGCCTGTCACCTTTATTTACTTTACCGATTACGTTAACCTTAACTCGACCAGCAAGAGCAATAGCTGGGTGGGTTGCATCGTCTCCGGCAGTTGCATTCATCATATAAGCAGCAGTCAGTGAAACAACACCAAATACTTTATCTGATAGATCATCTTTTACCGCAGTTACTTCTTTTTCGCCGCCCAGTTCAACGACTGTACCTGGATCGTATTCTTGGTCTGCTTCAAATCGTTCTGCAAGGTCAGCGTAAGTAGCTTGAATTCTTGAACCAGCAGTGAGGGTCCAGTTACCTGTTATATTTCCTGCGGTCGTATTAGCACCGGTAGTAAGAGTTCTACCGTTAAACACAGTTGCGCCACCGAAGCTACCGACATTACCAACGTATGTAGGCAAATATGATTGCACGTTAGAGTTAGAATATGTTCCAGTAAACGAGATTGGGTCACCGTTTGCAAAATAATAGTTGTCTGTTACGATACCTACGCTGCCAGCGCCGGATATCATTAAGTTGCCATTCGTAATCCAAAGTGCAGTGCCGTTAACTCCGTTAGCAATACCGGATCCACTTAAGCTCCAAGTACCTGTCAAACTACCGTTTGTAGTTGCACTACCTGTTGTAATAGAGGTAGTGTTTAAGTTTGCAATAGTTGTTGTGCCACTTAATGTAGCATTTGCAATGTTTGCTTGAGTTGATATAGTCAAATAACTTGAAGTGAGGGTAGTAGCAGAAATTTCGTTAGTTGCAACTATATTGTTAGCTGACACTGAACCGGAAACAGTAATTTCTCCGAATGAAGTAGAGCCACCTGATGCGGTCGATGTTAGTGCTAACCAAGCAGCAGCATTAGCTTCTCCGTCAGACGGGCAAACGTACATTGTATTGTTGGTAGTATTAAACCACTGTTGACCGCGCAAAGGATTGGGCGGTGGAGTTGCTGATGCAAAGTTTTCGAGTTGATGTACAAAATTAGTATCTACTGCTTGACCGTACCCTGAAAAACTTCTGCCAGGCAGACCTAAAGAAGTACTAGTTGTGTTAATTGTACCATCAGCGATGGTCGTTAATACTGTTCCGTCGCTTTTTACAATTGTATATGCCATTTAAAAATTCTCCGTCAAATTATTTATCTTACTTTTTTTCGCTTAGTTATTTGGCGACTCTGGCCAAATCACTTCTTCCGGGGTAGCAAAAGTTTGCGGTATGTCTCTAAGTTGCTGTCTGTAAGTCGACCAAGCTTCTTTATTTCCTGGGTAGTCACCTATTTGGGTATGGTCACTACTATTCAATCTATCATTACGATCTAATCTTATCGTTTGCCAAGTTATTATTCTTTCTCTAATGGTTAAAACTAATTTTCCATCAACTACTACCAATTGATTTTCGTGATTATTAATTTCATTAATGTATTCATCACGTTCCTCAACGGTAATTTCTATACAATCGTCGGGCAGCACGGGATATTTTACAACTTCAGTATCATAAAACCCTGAGGTAATTGGACTGTAGTAAATTGTCATTTTAATATCCGATTGCTACCCATTGAATCGTAATTCCGCTGCCGCCACCATCAGTACCAAAGAATGTTGTGAAACCGGAAGTAGTAGTGCTAGTAACGCCCGGAGCGCCCTGAGAACCGTCACCGTTTGACTGAGTAGACCCACTACAGACCGCAATAGAAAAACTAGAAAATGATATCGGGTAAAAAACGTTAGTATAAGCTTTTCTAGTCACGAATGCAGTGCCGTATTGCAGTAACAATCCATTAGGTAAACGAGTCCATCCTGTTGCTGCACCGGAGCCGGCTGTTGTAAAATCTGCTGCTGTTAGTACACTCGCACCACCTTTAGTTAATGCTCCTGAAATAGCTGCTGACCCTGCGGTCAACGCTCCTGAAACACCTACTCCTCCCGAAACGGACAATGATGATAATGTACCAACAGATGTAATATTTGGTTGAGCATTAGTTGTTACTGTTGCGGCTCTGGTTGCTGTAGTTGCGCTTGTCG